TATAGCTACAGTAGTGTATTTATCATCTCTAGTTTCTGTTCGGATTCCAATAGGAAGCAAAGCATCATCTGGAGCTGAAGTTACTACTCTTTTTTTACCAGCTATCCAAGAAATAAAATTAAGAATATCCATTGTGTAATTTTAAAATAGTAGTAATTACTAATACTCAGCATGTTCAGTTATACGGACTCTGTCTATATAAGCTTCCTCAGCACCATTGCTTAATTGAATTGCAAACAAAATGTAAAGCTGACCTAAATCTACAAATGTATCCTGTATAGTATTACCTGTATTACTTAAATCACTTGATGATTGTTGATTCCCATTAAATACTGTAAATAGATCATCTATTTTTTTAATATCTCTAATATTTCTTATGTATGCATCATTTCCAGATTGAACGGCACCTGTTGCAATTTTTACAAAAGTACCTGAAAAATCCGGTTGATCTGATACATATACTTGAGATTCAACAGTTCCAATTCCAAAACGACTATAGCAACCCCAAGATATTTCAAGAATTGAATTTAATGCTAATGCCCCACTTAAATCCTTAAATATTGAAATTTTTGGAGTAGTAACTCCTGTAACATCACCTCCAAAATTAGGGTGACAAAACAAAGTTTTAACATAATCAGGTGGTACAGGACCTGGAATCCCTTGAATTCCTTGAATCCCTTGTGGACCTTGCGGACCCGTAGCACCCTGTGCAGCAAGTAATGCCCAATTTGCAGTATCAGCAGATGGATCTGTAACAGATGGTCCTACACCAGCTGGGTCATAACAAAAGTATGAAGCACCTCCAAAAGATACAGCATCATTCTCAGCATATACAGTAGCATTAGACCATATACCTTGCCAGATTAATCCTGCTGGACCAACTGGTCCCGGAACTCCTTGAGGTCCTGCTGCACCTGTTGATCCAGTAGCACCTGTAGCTCCTGCTGCACCGGCAGGTCCTTGAAGACCTTCTGCTGCCAATAAAGCCCAGTTTGCAGTATCAAGATCTGGACTAGTAGTTCCTGATGTTGCTGTTATACAAAAATAAGATGCGCCTCCATAACCAACTGCATCATCTACATTATATGAATTTCCAGAAACCCACGAACCTTGCCAATTTAATCCAGCAGGTCCTACTGGGCCAGGCACACCTTGAATTCCTTGTGCTCCTGTTGGTCCTATTGGTCCAAGAGGTCCTTGAGCACCAGTAGCTCCTGTTAAACCTATTGGTCCTTGTATACCTTGAGGCCCAACAGCACCTTGTATACCTTGCAGACCCTGAATACCTTGAGGACCTTGTGCACCTTGAGAAGCTAACAAAGCCCAGTTGGCAGTAGCTAAGTTAGGAGGAGTTGTTCCTGATGTTGGAGCAATACAGTACCATGAAGCACCATTGTAACCAACTGAATCATTTACTGTATATGATACACCAGGTATCCATGAACCTTCCCATGTTAAACCTGCAGGTCCCACAGGTCCTGGGTTTCCTTGTATACCTTGTACTCCAGAAGGTCCTTGTATACCAGCTGGTCCAGTAGCTCCCTGATTTCCTTGAGGGCCTGCAATTCCTTGAAGTCCCTGAGGTCCTTGTGGTCCAGTTGGACCGGTCGCGCCTGGTGTTATTTGACCTATAAAGTCTTGTACAGTTATTGCACCTGCCAGATAAGCATCATCTCTTCTAGGATCTTTGAGTCCTACTGGTAATAATGTTTTATTAGGATCAACTGAGGTTACTACACGTTTTCCTCTTATCCAAGAAATAAAGTTTAAAATATCCATGATTTACTATTTTATTATACTGCTACTATACTTATTGTTCCACCATTTGCAACAGATACTCGGTATCTTGTTCCATCCGGTGATGCAACTATTAGTCCTTTACCTGCTTGTTCAGTTTCAATATCATTGTTTTTAACTACAAAATTTGCAGTAGTATTTGTTGCTAATGCACTACCTATTGTTACTTGACCATTAGCTTGAATAATAAATCTATCAACACCAGCTGTCATAAACTTCATTGCTGCTGCATCCCCTCTTGCTATAAAAAATGAATTAGGAAAAGGATGAGTAGCATTATTTACACCCCAGTTTACAATTGTACTATTTGTTTGTAATTGATTAGCAATTCCGCCATTTGCTACAGTATTCACAACTCTAAATGCTGAAAGAGCTGTATTTATTTGAAAATTGTAAGCTGAACTATTAAGACCACCTACACCAACTCTTGATGCTGTAGTTAAAGAACCATTATTATACAACCCTAAAGTAGGAGCCCATTGTGTTCCATTCCAATAAGTTGTTTGTCCAACTGTTGTACCTGGTACACCTGTTCCAGATGGTCCTACAGGTCCTTGAATACCTTGAGGTCCTTGGGGGCCTGTAGCTCCTTGAGATGCTAGTAGTGCCCAGTTAGTTGGATCTAAATTTGGAGTAGTTACAGATGGTCCTACAGGGTCAATACAAAACCAAGATGCTCCGCCATAACCTACAGCATCATCAACCACATATGTTCCTGCAGCAGACCATGCCCCTTGCCAATTAAGCCCTGCTGGGCCTACGGGACCTGGTACACCCTGTGGACCTTGTGGTCCTTGAGCCCCTGATGGGATTACTGAAGCTACTTGAGCTGTAAAGTCTTCTACTGATATAGCACCTGTTAAGTACTCATCATCTCTTCTACCATCTTTAAGTGCTACCGGTAAAAGTGATTTAGCTGGATCTACTGAGGTTACTTGACGTCTACCTCTGATCCATGATATGAAATTAAGAATATCCATGATTAATGTTTTTATAAATATACACTATAATATACAAAAAATATTTTACATAAAAAAATCCCCAGCTAAAAAACTGAGGATTAAGTTGCTTAACAAGTTAACAAGATTAGCGCAAAAGGAGATGACAGGTTGTTAAGCAACAATATATCCGATAAGAAAAGATACCAAAAGCATAATGCCTAATAAGCCATTAGCAATTTGTCTACCTTCTACATCATCTTCATAATAGTTCTTCATCTTATTAAGTACAGGTTTATTAAGTGCATTGACAATAAGCCAACAGACTCCTATAACACCTATTAATAATATTACTAAAATAGCTTTCATGTAGACAAATATAGAAAGAATATTTATTTATCCAAACTATCTATTCTTTTTTGTAAATATACCATAGCTTTTTGTAGATCTTCTTTATATGCTCCTGGATTCTTTTTACCAGCTCTTACTACATATTTAATGACATTACCTAAATAGAAATCTCTATCCAAACCCCAAGCTTCAAGTACTTGAAATACTTCATAAGGATTAGATTGTCCACCGTAGTATACAGGTCTAGGTCCCGGAGATAATGTTATCACTCTATCAGTAAGATCTTTTGCAGGTCCAAAGCCGGTAGTTGTAATGTTAGTATTAGCTCCATATATTCCTTCTGCCATAGATGGATATGGAGATACCGGAGTTTTCTTTTTCTCCATGACTACCAGATTATAACAACATCACCTTCAGTAAGGAGAAGTCTAATCTCACCATCAATCTCTATTCTCTCAACAGTCTCCATGTTTAGAGCTCCTGTTCTTACATACACTTCATCACCTACGTTTACTTCTTCTACTTTATCTCCTATAGCATATACAGTAAGTTTACTCCAAAGCTTAGCTGCTTCTTGCATCATTGCTTCTTCATCTTTTGCAGACAGTTCAATAACTGACTTTTTTCTCTGTGGTACATTAAGCAATATTGCTCTACCTCTTAGTTTTTTAAAATTACTCATTCCTCATTTTTAAACGTTAATACTTTTACTACTGACATAGATGCATTAAGAATCTCTCCTACTGCATGATCAAACAGGAGGCTTTTTAAGGGCCCTCTTTCTGCTTCATAGTTCTTCTTCATAATCTCAGCAATCTCTGCTGCTAATGCTTTTACTTTATAAACATCTGATGTATCTTCAGCATCTTCTTTGATACCTAAGAGTTTATATCCAAATGGAGTTATCTTAGTTTCATTAGCCTGTATATTACCAGGTGTTGGGTAAACTGTTTCTTGTGACATATTATTGGTTTTAAAAATTATGCATCATACTTCTGCTTAGTTGTTACTTTAGATTCTTCCAGTTCTTTGTCTTCAGGAAGAGAATCTAAGATAGTCATCTTAATCTTTTCTAATAAACCTATAAGAGCTAGATTACCATATGCTTCTTCATGTAGTCTAACCTCTAGACCTTTTTCTTTTTCTGTTATACTTAACAGTGTTTTATCTGACATATTTAATAATTTACTTAGTTCATCATAGAGCTCCCGGGCACGGAAGTTATCCATACCCTGATCCCTAACTTCTTCAGTTAGCTTTTTCCACAACAGCTTTTGCTGGGCAGTCATTAGTAAATAAATAATTAGGAGTGGTTGCTCTCATGGTTTGTTGGTGACACAAATATATAAACTATTTTAATTTAAACTAAAAACCCCAGAAAAAAATTTCCAGGGTTTTCAGAACAAATCAATTAACCTTTTATATTATGATACTACAAATATACAAACTTATTCTGTATCATAAAACATTCTATCAGAATCTTCTGTATGCCATTTGTCATATCCCTCACAATTGTAGTAATCTTTATTTACTAAATAATCAGGTCTCTCTGGAAAAGGCTTGGTAACAAAGCTAGGCTCTGACCACTTAATCCGGTTGTTAGGTTGTAGTGCTATCTGTCCATTATCTAGTAATATAATATGATGACTCTTATGTTCTAGTGCATCTTCAGCTAGAGATAGATCTGTATTCATATCATTACTTCCCCAGTTAATAGTAGCATAGTAACTACCCGGGTGAAACTTATGGTCTTTCATGTACACTTCTACTTTAGTATCATATACATATGATAGATGTAGTAAAGTAAAGTTGTATGAGAAACAATTCCATATCTGTAAGAAGTGAAACGGTAGATCTGGATCTGGAAGTTTTGGTTCAGTAAGTAACGCATGACTTGGTAACTTATCTCTAAGTACTCCATTCTCTAACAGTACCTGGAACAATGCAGCTTGTCCCGGCATACATCTAACTGAAACTATTACCCCCGGTGTAAATTCTCCAAGACCTTTTTGGTGTTGATACATGTACTCATTCCTAACAAATACCTTGAGAGGAAAAAAGTTATGTTCTATATATGCCATATGTTATTTCTTGAAGAACCCTTTCTTAGGTTGCTCCTTCTTATCAAACCCTAACTTCTCTATAATCTTGTTAGCTTCATCTTCTGCAAAACCTATTGCTTCTTCTTCCTTGTCTTTGATATTCCAGTTATCAAGTAAGATTGCCATATGCATAGCCTCATGCATAACCCCGGTTGCTTTTTCTGTAGTAGAATATCTCTTGAATGTACCTAAGTTAATAAACAAGAATGGTTTGTATGGAGCCTTTGCAGTAAGCTTCTTATCTTTAGGATCATAGTTACACCATCCATAAATATAAACTCCATTACCTACAGTCTTATCTACTTCTTCTGCCTGAGCATCTTTACGGTTTAACCCGTGCATCTCATCAACATCATAATAATCAAATATCTGTGTAGCATTATCCCCTGCTAACAGAATATACTTACCCATGTCATACTTTTTCATGAAGCAAATATATATACAATATTATAATAAACAAAAAACCCCAGTACATTATACCAGGGCTTTTTG